AGCTATCCTCTACCCACCATAATAAAACCACTTCCGAAGATATTAATATGCTCTTGTCGTATTCTAACCTTGATAAAAAAGAATATAGTCTTTTATTGATGAAGTATGTAGATGATAAGACATCTGAGAGTACATTGTTTGACGAATTATTTGATGAAGTGTGCGAGATTTTTTTAAAAAGAGAAGTGCCGAAAGAATGTGGAATGATAAGGAAGTTTCTTAATACTGCTATTATTGAGTGTTGTGTCGAGAAGTGTGTAGTATGTCAAGGCACAGGATATTTAAAGACAACCGACTCTATTGATAAGTGTCCTCATTGTGATGGAACAGGCGAGTTTATTTATGATGACCATGTAAGAGCAACAATTATGGGAGTTAAAAAAAATTACTTCATGAAATATAAAAAAGAGTATGAAAGTATTGTTGAAAAGATCAATACGATTGAAAATTCAGCATTGAGCAAGATAGGTGATACATGAAAAAGAATTACTATTGTTATAGGGCCACAGTTGTATTCTCAGGAGCTGTTGGCGCTGCATCAGAAGAAGAAGCTATTGATAAGGTCGTCAAAGATAGCGAGAGGTTGCCTGAAACTGTGTCATTCAAAGCAAGTGAAGTTAAAGTTAGAAAATTACAAAAAAAACCTCAAAAAGGATTGTACCATGACGTTAAATATGAATGGTGATGAGTTATTAAAGATAGATGGTTTTGATGAAGCCATAATAGGTGTGCAAGAATGTATTGAGCCAAAGTTAGTTTATGACATTGACAAAATTGCTGAAATATTAATTAAGAGAGATGAAATGACAGAAGAAGATGCTTACGACTATATTTCTTACAACATTACTTCTGCCTATGTTGGTGAAAAGACTCCTTTATTGGTAAAACGAGGTAAGCTAAAAGACTTTGTTTGAATTATGAAAGATATACTTAAACATTATGAAATAGAAAGCGATAAAGATGGTGTCTTTCCGTACAAGGTCAGTCAGCATTTGAAAGATTGGTTGATCCAAAAATATAAAGAAGATAAAGATTACCCTCAGAAATTATTTAAGTTAGCCGATGAACGAGCAAAAGAGGTTCGGAAAAAAACTATTAAAAAAGTTTATAAAGAAATAGATATGCAGGAGAGTGCTTATGCGCTAGACGTTTGGGGTAAAACTTTCGGTAAAGCATACTCTAAAGACTTCAAAGAATATGATAAAGAAATAAGAAAGAAATATCGTGAAAAAAGAGATGAGTTAAAAATTAAAGAGGGAAAATCTAAAAAACACCCCTCTAATAGCTCCGAGAAGCCGACTTTTTAGGTGTCCGAAGGTAATCGGTCATGACTAATGTGTGAGTCTTTTCTCGTCTTTATTAGATGCCTTAGAATTGATTTCGTCTTTTTCTTCTTTTAAATCTTGTGTATTTTCTGTTTTTGGTTGTAATTGTGGCATCGTTTTCATTAATGTTTGTAATTCAGCTATTAATTCTGCATCTGACTTCTGATTAGTGTTATCTAAATTCACGTTAATGTTTTGTGAACTGTAATTACCTAACTCTAAAATAAGTTTGGCAGTATTCAGTCTTACTGAGTCTTGTTCCGATCTGAGTAAATCCTGGAGAACTGATATAGCCATACCTGATGTAGAAGATATCCTTTCTTCATTCTTTTCTCTAATCTCTTTTGAAAATTTCTTTTTAAGATATGCGCCCATTTGTCTTGGACTTTTATCTTTATCCCAACCTGCTTTGATACAGGACTGAGTTGCATTTCCTTGAGTATCTCCTTCAGTAAAATACTCTAAGAATTTCATTTCTTTTTCTTTATCTATTTTTTTAGGCATCTATTTTCTCCACCCACTTCCTTACTTTTTTGACTGCTGTCTGAGGAAGCGGTAAATCTTTTCTAAATTTAATCCATGACTTGTCCAAAACCAAACTACCATCAATGTCTACACCATCTTCATCACCTGATATGTGTGAGACGATAGTTATAGTCTTTTCATCTTCGTGTACTACCAAGCCAATACTTATACAGTCTGCTAGATTATGTTTTAAATCTTTAATATCAGTCCAAGAAGATGTCGGTGTAATCGCATCTTCCCAGTTAATAAGTGTAAGTTTTGGTTTCATTTGTACTTAAAAATATATTTACTCCATAAATAACTTCTTGCAATACTTACAACCATAAATATTAAAGATATATGAAACATCTCCCATATTTCTATATGAATATCATATAAAGGAAATATTAATATTTGGACAATAATTGCGATTAGAAGTCCACTGCCTATATCTAATGTTCTATGTATTAGATGTTTTGTATTGGTCATACCTCATTACCCCAACTATCCCAACCATCTGCTTTATGTCTTGCAAATAATTCTATTCTTGGTAAATCACCACAGAGTTCTACAATTCTATCTCGCACACAGTCAGGTTTTCTTGAATGTTCTCTTATTGGTTCATAAACTATTTGATGAACACTTTTAGAAACTCTTTTTGGTTTTCCTTTTGTGGCTAATAAACATATTTCATTGTTTGCTCTTGTCCAATATCCTAACCCATAAAAAAAACTATTTGTTTTTTTATTTCTTTTTATCCAGCTAAAACCACAAGTTTTATATTCAAATCCCCATTTTTTTATTGTTTCTAATCCTTCTTTTAATAATGGATAAGTTACCCAAATAAATAAAATGCAATTTTCATCAGCAATATCTTGAACAGGTAAATTATAAATATCGTTTATATTCATACATGAATATTCTTTTTGTGCTGATTTTTGTTCTTGTCCTTTTTTTGAATAATACTTAAAGTTCCAAGCTGGATCTGCATAAATAATGTTATATTTCTTATTAGAAAATGGAATCATTTTTTCTTTCTTAGAAAGGTTAAATAATCTGCACCTTCTTCTACTTCCCAAAATATCTTAGTAAAATCAGGGTGTGTATCATGTAATCTTGTATTAAATACTGCTACTGCACATGGCGACATCATTCTGTTGGGCATATTTAACATCTTTGCATAATCATCGTATTTTTTATATGAGCCAACTTGAACACAATGCATTACAATATTTGAGTTTGCATCTTTAACAGGCATATAACCTGATACATGCCTATGTCCTGCCATTAATAAATGGTCTCTTGAATTAAAAAGTGCATGTCGAACTATCGCATGAGCTGTATTGTATATAGAGTTTCCTCTAAAATTATGTGCGCAATTTACTCGTATTTTATGTTTAGGTAAGTTCAATCTAACTCTTATGTTATGTGGCTTGTATGTAGTTTTAAGTGGGCGACAAATCCATTTAAGAGGATCACCATCACCTGACCACATATCATGATTACCTGCAACAATAAATAACCAATCAGTATATCTTATTAACCATTCAGTAAGTTGAAATGCTTGTGTGCTAGTGGTTGATTGTTCTGCCCACAACCCTGCAAGTTTTGTTCTTCTTGCCCAGTTGTTCTGCAAGTCGCCTACATTACAAGCAAACATACCATCAGTTTTATTAGTAATATCTAAATGATTCACAACCGAAGGCATATCGCAACCATCATCATCTATATGAGGATCGCCCATAATATATAACCCTACCGGTTTATCATCTTTAATTCTTATATTTAAAAATTCTTCGTTCTTTTCTCGTTTTTCTTTACGATTAAAAACATCAATCCTTTGTTGTATTAACTCATCGGTAGGTATTTCTTCTTCTGTAAATGGATTTTCTACTTCAAAATTCATACATTTTTTAGGGTGGACTGTTTTGTGTCCACAGTCTACACATTGGTATCTTTGTGGTTGCCCTTGTGTTTTTGTATCTCTACCCTTTTTAATTAAATGTGTTGAATTACATTTAGGGCAACTTAATAAGTTGTTATCCTCATCGTGTTGCTGCTCAACTAATTTACTATAGTTGCCACCAGCATCATATATTGTGGTCATTTATCTAACTCCTTGATTAAATAATCAAGATACCATCGTGCTTTCTTTAAATCTTGCACAGGAGTACCCTTATATGGGTATCTCGTTACATACTTTATTATGTTCCCACAAACATAATCCATATCCCAACTTCGTATGTAATCAATGGTTTCTATCCCTTTCGTATAATGATTAGGGTGGTTTATTACATCTTCATTCTTTTTCTTTTTCTTCATTAATCTTCTCCAAAACTTGATCGTATGGGATTGGTATATATCCATCTTCCCATTCAATACCACCATAAAGATAATCTTCTCTTGATTCAAGTTTACCTTTTATGCTGATTCTAGCTTTGGGATCAATTAAAAAGATTGCATGAATGAACTCCATCTCTCTTATTGAGAAAGGAACTGCTCTCGCATACACAATCATTCTCCTGAGTAAGTCGATACCAATAGGTATATAATTACTCCTATTATTAATAACTCGAAGATACTAACTTCAGGTCTTAAATACTTAGTTTTTATTCGCATAAAAAACCAAGAAAAAAATTCAGGATAATAAACAACAAATAATGCCAATAACATCGACACTATTAAGACTTCAAATATCATTGTGATAAAGGATTTTTATTCTTTTTCTGTAATGATTCTATGTCTTTTTTAATTGCTGTTATTTCTTTAGGATCTACCATTTTAGATTCAAGCACCTCTACCCTTTGTATGAGTTGCCCTTGAAATACAAACAATGAAGCGATTGCAATTACTGCACCGATTGCTCCTGTTATTGTCTTGATGTCCATAGTCTGTCCTCGTAGTATTGATTCGGATAAATATCTCTATTGTCTGTATATATACTATTAATATAAGAATCAATATTAATATTTACTAAATTAGGTTGCTTAAATATGTCTGTGTTTACTTTAGTATAGCCAGTAATCATATCGTTATTTGACATAACTTTAGCTACTAAATTCTGTGTTAAAATTAACTGTTGATCTATATCAAGTGTAGTCCTTGCTATTTGTTCGGAAATATCTTGGACTGAATCCACTCTAACATCTTCTGCCACAATGGTTTGTTCTGTGGTTTCGGTATCTGTGTTTGTTGGTTGAGAACTTGAATTTTCTGTTCTAGTTTCTTCTTGTGTCTCGACATTACTAGTTGTGGATTCTTCTTCAGTAATACTGTTTTCTTCTCTTGAAGATACTTCCTCAGTTCCTGTTTGCTCCTCTGCAACGACAATTTCTTCACTTTCGATTTCTGTTGCGACTTCTTGCTCGGTCTCTGGTTCTTCATAGATTTCTAATACTATTGATTCCTCAACAAATTTTTCTTCTTCTTTTAATTCTACCATTTCTGTTAGTATTTCAAAATGGTATTCTTCTTCTATAAATTCTTGTACTGTAACTTCCTCAAACAATTCTGTAAATTCTATTGGTTCTGTTTCGATAAAAGATATAATTTCTTCTATTTCTTGTAATTCTTGTGTTTGTGTAGCTGTTAAAACTGTATCATCATAGGTCATAGTAACCGATATGTTATCTACATTAGGGCCACCAAGACTAGCAGGAGCATTAGCATCAGTGCCACTAATAAGAATATTTCCAATGTTACTATTAATCCCTGTATACGAGAGAGTATCTTGGAAATCTTTACCATTGATCCCTGTAACATTTGTCCTAGTTTGACTAGTTGTTGCCAATATTTCATTATTGCTATCTCTTATTTGTAATCTTATTGTAAAGCTATCAGCACCGCCTTGACCACCCCAGCATTGTGCTACACCACATTCACCATTTTGTACTTCAACACTAGAGTTTAGAGTAATGCCATTATCAAGCATGGGTTGAGTTATAGTATCAGTGATTAGATTGAAAGATTGCTCAATACTGCCACTATCTCCAAACTCTAGGTCATGTCCGCCCGGACAACAATCATTTATTCGTACTGCATCACCTGATAAAGTCCAACCTGTTGTGCCATTATCAAATGTGCCATTAGTAATTAGATTATTGGTTGTTAGTTCTTCTGCAAATAAAGTCAAAGGAAACAATAATATAAATATTAATCGTTCCATGTCATACTCGGTTTAGTATCGTATGTTTTTTGTTTTGTTCTGTGAAAACCACCAACTTCTTCCCATCTTTTTCGTGCCGCCTCACCAATCAAGCCATCTATGGGACACCAAGTGGATGAAGCTGCCATCGCTAACCACACATTTTCGTCTTGGCACATTAAACTTATTGCTGCAACTTTCATACCAAGTTTATTAAGTAGTTTGCTTTTCTTTCTTAATTCACAAGATTCATCTAAAGCTATATAACCCCCACCTGAAAACGATAAACCCATGACAGAAATACCACCTGATATAACTAGCGAACAACTATCACCACCTGTTCCATAAACAGACATCGCAGGAGCATTAGCAGGATTGACAGCAGTTTTGGTATTTGTGCTGTTGTTAGTTTCATTATTTGTTGTGGTATTAGAAGATGAACCTGATTGATATGTTGTTGTAGCTTCATATCCTTGAATACTTGTGTTGCCACCACTCACATTAGTCTGATTTGATGTACTATTACTAGATGTAACATCAGAAACTGCATTTTCTATTCCCAACAATATAATTATTGCTATCATTACATAGCAACATTTCTTTATGTTCGGCATTTCCATTTCCTAAGTGCTAGGTT